TACGAAATACGACCTTGATCATCCTCATAAATTGTGCCTAAGGCTGAATTGGCTAGTTGCGCGATATAAGTATAAGCGTTGATTGGGTCAGCACTTCGAGCAACCATTTCATAGATTCCGGGTTGATCTACAGTTCCAAGCCCAACGTTAGCCGCATTAGCCCAAGTCTCAGTAGGTGGGTCATACGTCGCCCAAGTGATTTCGCTTGGGACTTCGCTCCAGTTGGAGGCTACAACGTCAGACAGAATTGCATAAATTTGGTCGCCTTCTTGATCCTTGGCTAATGCGCCGTCCCAAGTGGCGCGACTTAACCGCGACAACGCTCCGAGAGCAGTAATAGTAACTCCGACCACTGTCGCCGTAGAACCAGTCGAAACCACTTGTTTATTCAAATCGGTTATATAACCGCCATAAATACTGACCCAGTTATTAGCAGAATTTTTGACATTGATTAAAACTTGATGACCGATTTCAAAATCGACTGTTGAGCCATTTAGATTAACGACATCCAAGTAGCAATAACCAGCCACAGCCTGTTCGTAAATATTTTGGCGGCCGCGAGTGACGTTGAAACTGGCTATTGTGTAAGAGCTGTAATCAACGTTATCAATTAGAATCTGATAATCGGGAGTCCAAGCCGTCATCCAACCAACGCCCCTGCTCCTAATGTGCCGCGATAACTGGACGCATTAAGAATCTGGATAATTTGACGAGCGGTCGATTCGGGATCAATCGCACCATTTACAGTGATATTGATTCCGCCCATTGCTCCACCAGCTCTGTCAAGAGGAATGACGGCCTCGGGACCAGCTTCGCCAATCATTGCAAGAGTCGGCTTTGTAACAATTCCACCTTCAGCAAGAAATGGAATGTCCGGAAATAGGTCTGGCGAAACATAACGATTGCCGCCGATTACTGGAACCCAATCTGGTATTTCAACGACAATTTTATAATCAATACGATTCCATAAACCAATAATCGTATTTAAAACGGCTTTCATACCATCGACTAATGGGGTGAACATAGACGAAGCCAAGGAACGAACGTCGTCGCGGAAATCGACAAATTTATTATAAGTCGAGTTAATAAAACCTGAAATTTTACCAGCTGCGGTAGCGTAAATTTCAATTACTGCACCAGCAACGTCGCCAATGACAGACAACAAAGTACCAAGAATAGTACCGACAGTCGGAGCAAAATCATTTTTGATGAAGTTTAATAAAACTCTCAATAAATCGACAAAGGGTTGCAATTCTTCTTTATTACGAGAAACCGCTCCTGCTACGGAGTTCCAAGCATTAATAAGACCATCAACAATGGGACGCAACAAATTACCCAAAATTGGAGCCAAATAGTCGCGAATAAAATCATTGGTGGCTCTGAGAGCTGGAAGAATGACTGTATTGAAAACCGCTGCTAAATCTTGTACGACCGGCTTTAATGCTGTCGTGAGTTGCGTGGAAAATTCAGAAATACGAGGTAGAACCTGAGTCGCTAAATACGAAACCAATGGCGTAAGGGCTTGGAGAATATAAGCTCCAACAGTTTCTTTGGCTTCTTCGAATGCTAGCTTGAGTCGATCCATTCTGCCTTGGAGAGTGTCAGCACCTTCACTTGCTGCGCCTTGAAAACGAGCTTGGAGAGTTGGCAGTAAATCGCTTAGGGTTTTACCCTTGAGTTCACTTTGTTCGAAACCTAAGCCGAGACGACCAAGCGAAGTTGTATTGCCATCGACGGCCCTACCCAACGCGTTTGTAACAGTCTCCAAAGATTTGCCAGTTGCAACCGAAATATCCATTGCCAGAGACGTAAGTTTTTGCGCTTCCTCGACGTCTTTGGTAGAGCGGACAAGTCTGGACAACGCTGGACGGAGTTGATCGTCGGAGAAACCGAGAAGAAGTCCTTGTTTTGTTATCCATTCTTCAGTTGCGCGAATAGTTGCATCTGAAGCGTTTGTGACGGATTGAATAGCTGTGGCTAGTCTAAGTTGCGCTGCCTCGTCTTCAATAGCTGCTTTGACGCCATCGACTGCTAATTTAGCCGCATAGACACCAGCCGCCGCAGTTGCCGCGCCAAAAGCCAGAGCCGCCTTCTTACCAAAGTCGGAAACTCGACCTGCGAAACCTTCTACTTCTTGGCTTCCACTTCCAAGGTTTCGACGAAGCTGATCTACATCGGCAAGGATAGAAAGTTTAAGGGTTCTTGATCCTGCCATCAGCCGTACTTCCTAACTATCTGATCAAAAGCGTTTTCCCATTTGCGTATGAGCTGAGGTTGAATTTGACGCAAAGTAGGGTAAATGAAATAGCCAGCATTGCCTCGACCCTTAGATGGAGTACGACGAGGAAACTGCTTAAATCGATTAGAACCGAATTCCATTCCGGGCCAAAGAATCTGCGTAGTCGCGCCCCCTGAAAATTTCTGACTTGCGAAGCCATAACTAAATTCGCCAATTTTGGATGATTTAGAAATGCGAACGCCGTCTGCAATTCTTTGTGCGGCCTTACCAGAAACTAGTCTTTTACTAGCAGCGATTTTAATTTGGTCGGAAGCGTACTGCGCCAAAGCTGATGATTCGCTTCGCGCTTGGTCGATGGCTTCTTGATCCATTGCTTTGAAGGCTCCAGTAATGCGACGAAGTTCAGCGCGGTCGTAGGCTATTGCGCTGTCCATTTCGCTCCTTTAATATATCTAAAGCCGTAGCAATATCGTCTGCATCAACCCATTCTCGCATCGGAATTTGGGTTGCAATTGCCAAATCGACTAATAATCGATTTAGGCTTCCGATGCGGTGGATTTTGGGTCTATTGCTTCAGTCTGAACGTCTGCAACAGTATCCATCCACACTTCAAAAGACTTGACTGGCTTATTACCAGCTTCTCGTTTCATTGCGTTGTAAGCCAAGAACAATATGTCCCAAACTCCGCCAATGTCGCTGATATTTTTGCCAGTTGCCTTTTCCCACTTTGCGTACTCAGGCGGTTGGGCAATATAACTCGCTTGCTCGCCTGAGTTGTAAGTGATATTTATTTGTGACTTCATTGCTCCCGATGCTCCGATCTATTAGCTGAACGACTCTGAAGGTTGTCCAACGACTGTCAATGTCCAAGTATCGGTGAGGGCTCCGGGAGCTGCTCCACCTGCGCTTGGGAAGATTGGCAATACGTTGAATGAGAAGGTTGCGCCTGTTGCGGCTGTGAAGGAAACTGCCACAGTCGTATTAGGTGCGGTTTCTGCATTGCTCCACATTGACTCAAATAATGAGCCGTGCGCTCCGGAAGCGCCCCAGTCTTGGAGCAATTCGATTGTAAATGTCCATTGCTTGTCGATGGACTTGTAAGCGCGACCATCAAGGGTCTGATAGGTCTCGATAATCGTCTCAGCCGAAAGCGTGGCTGAAGTTGTCTGAGCGTCGTATGGCTTCGTGTCAAGAGTGAAGGTCACATCGCGCCCCGTGATAATTGTTGTGCTCATTGGGTCTCCTATGCGGTTTGCTCGTAGCGGACGCTCAAGCGGATATCGGAAACGAGCAAGGTAGTCGTTCCCACTTCAGTCACAGTTGGTCTTTCGACTACTGATAACTCATACTTGGAAGCGTTTAACTTTCCAAGAATACTCATAACTAATTGCTCCAAGTTATCTAGAGCTGCTGGGTTAGAAAAATAAGCGACACAAGCGGTGATTGTGTAATTTAGTTTGACGCGAGTAGTTACCTTGCCTAATACTTCCAATTCCATATAAGGCGCATCAGGGACAATCACAATAGCTGGGACGATAGGTGTCTCAGGAACCGAATCATAAACGTTCGCGCTCAAAGTAGATAAAGCGGTTTTAATTGCGCCGCGAACGTCAGTGGAGATGGGCATTATCCCACCATCGCATCGACGTCGAGATAAGGGCCGAGAAGACCAGTTACTTTTGCGAGAAGATTCTTAGATAAGCGGTAAGGGGTTACTGCGAAGTCGATTCCTTCGATGGATCCGCCAGCGGCTGTACGAGCTTGAAAGATTTCGACAGAGATAGCCAATACAGCAGATTCGACGTTAGGGTTTGCGACATAGGTTGAGAGACCAGAGAGAGCAGCGTTTCCTGCTGGGATAATGTTCTTTTCCAATATGTCTGCATTGGTGATGGCAACTGTGAATACATAGTCGGTAATTTCGTCGTCGGTTACTGTGTGAGTTCCGTTGAATGGCGAACCGCATCCAGTAATGATGACGGATTGCCCTTGAGTAAATTCGTGAATTGTTGCCGTTTCAAAATACGCAACGTTATCTTCTAATTTGACTTTGTTGATTTTGCTTTGAAAAGTGACAAGCATCGGAAGAATCAGATTTTCCGAAGTGTCGATAATGTCGTTTAGGTAAGCATCGTTATAAAGGGATGACGAGACGCCAAGAATGGTGCGTAACTCTGTGGCCGTGACTATTGTTGGCATCTCGCCTTCCTTTCGTTCTTAGGGGTGACAGGCCAGCTCGGGAGCGGACTGGCCGTCACTTTTAGAGTTTTACTATGCGTTGTCGTTTGCTGTGTAGCCACCAGGAAGTTTTGGTGCTACTGCCGCGTATCCGTAGTACATAACGGAGATTTGGCCGCTTGCGATTACGTTGGTCTGGAGTGTCAGACGTGGGCTCTCGTAGAAAGTGAGAGCGTCTGGGTTGATTACGTAGATGGATCCGTCGCCAGTTCCAGAGAGT